TTTTGCAGGGGGGGTTCCTGACCAGCACAAAATGCGGGAAATCAAATCCGATATTGTCAGAAAATTGACATCACAGCATGGAGACAAAATCATTGTTTCATTTTCAGAAAACAAAGAGTCAGCTCCAGACATCATTGATTTGCCAGTCCCAGATGCCGCGGCCACATATCAATATATATCAGAAGAATGCAGTCGAAAAATTATGATCGGACACCGTGTGACAAGTCCATTGCTTTTGGGCCTTAGAGATGGGAATTCATCCCTGGGATCGAATGCAGACGAAATTGTCAATGCTTCACGATTATTTAACAATGTCACAATCCGACCATTCCAGGAGCAAATCACAGATGTCCTGGATGAAATCATGTCAGTCAATGGTATATCATTGGACCTTTATTTTAAAAGCCTTGAGCCCTTAGATTTTAGAGGTGATGACAAAATTGTGACTCAAGAAGATGAAGATTCAGAGCAAATTGACGATCAACTTTCACTCAGTGAAACCCCATTTCTTTCAGATGATGAGGGTCAGGAATTGCTTGACATAATCAGTCAATTTGGTGAGCCTGAGGACTTGAGTGATTACGAGCTGCTTGATGTTGATCTTGCAGATGATGAGCCTGAAGATTTTGACGCTGAAAGGCACCTCAACGGGATCAATCTTTCAATGGATATTGATTCCGATCCAAGAAAAGACTCCAATCAAGACAGTCCAGAATATAAGGTCCGATATAAATATGTCAGAGGTACAAGAAAAAAATCTGGTGAGGGCAAAAGCAGACCTTTTTGCGATGCAATGATTAAGGCAAATCGATTATTTCGCAAAGAAGACATCTCACAAATGAGCTTTAGAGGTGTAAACAAAAGCCATGGCCATAAAGGCCGCAAATATTCGCTCTTTAAATGGGCTGGCGGGGTCCACTGCTCCCATGTTTTCCAAAGAATGGTCTTTCGTAAACGCCTAAAAGCAGACGGGACACCATATGGTGGCGATGCATTAAAAGGAACAGATTTCATCAATGTAAATCAAGCCGTCAGACAAGGTTTTAAGCTCCCAAAAAACCCAAAAGAGGTGTCAGAGCCAAACAGCACAAGAGATGACAAAGGGCATCATCCAAATTGGGGCAAAAATTAGACAATAACAGTTCTATTTTTTGTCGATTTATTAAGTAAGAAGAAAACAAAATGAAATCACTGTTTATAAATGACAAAGATGTGAAAACATTCACGTCTATAAATGCCAGCCTTGATCCAGATAGGTATCTAAACTCAGTTTATTTGGCCCAAATTACGCACATACAAAATTTGCTAGGATCAGACCTTTATGAACGCATTTCAAATGACATAGAAAATGACCAATTAAATGCAACTTACAGGGCTTTGCTGGTGGACTATATTAAACCATGTTTGATCCATTATTCAATGGTGGAAATGCTGCCAAGAATACACTATCAAATCACATCAAAAGGAATTTACAAACACCGATCAGAAAACTCTGACAGCGCTTCAGCTGAAGAAGTTGATGGAATGATTGAAAGAGAAAGATCAGCGGCTCAATTTTTTGCAGACCGTTTTGTTTCTTATATCAGAGACAACACATCAACTTTTCCTGAATATCTCTCAAATACTGGACCAGATATGCATCCAGATCACACGTCATTTTTCACAGGAATCGTCCTGGATTAAAAAACAAATTCAATGGCCATTCAAAATCTAAATTTAGGAACAGAAAATCAAGGTAATGGTGACAGCCTGAGGGCGGCCATGGTTAAAATTCAGGCCAACACATCTGAATTATACAATAAAGCTCTGGCGCCCCTTTACAATTTGATCACTGATTTGCCAGTTGCCTCTGATCACCATGGGATGTTTGCTCATGTCCATGAAACTGGAGCAGCTTATTTTGCACATGCTGGAAATTGGGTTGAATTGCAAAATGAGGGATATTTTACGGCTGGAGCAAATGTTCAAATTTCAGCAACTGGTGAAATTAGCTCAACTGACACTCAATTGACAGATTCTGAAATTGCTGCATTGGGTTATATTAAAACCGAAACCGATTCTCAACAATTGACATTGATTGGGGACCAATTAAGTATTTCAAACGGGAACACAATCACGATTCCAGACACCAATACTCAGTTGAGTGATTCTGAAATCGCTGCATTGGGTTATATTAAAACATACACTGACACCAATACTCAGCTCAGTGATTCTGAAATTGCTGCTTTTGGTTATATTAAAACCGATACTAATACTCAGCTCAGTGAAACTGAAGTTGTTTCATCACTCAATGATCGTGACGTTAATTTGGGAACAGGAAATCTGACAGCAAATTCTTTTTCAATTACTGGTACAGAAGCCGTGCAACTTCCGACAGGAACAACTGCACAGCGGCCATCTAGTGGAGTCGCGGGCCAGTTCCGATACAATACAACTGAAAACGAATTTGAGGGATACACAACCGAATGGGGTGCGATTGCTGGCAGCGGTGGTGGCTCATCATCAATTGCAAGTGATCAATTCACAGCAAATGGGAGTGATGTTAATTTCACTTTAGTAAATGGATCACCAACTGAGAAATCATTGACCATGGTTTTCATTCAAGGTGTTTACCAGGCGAAAGCGAATTATAATCTTGTTTCAAATCAAATACAATTCACAGCCGTTCCAAGTGAAGATGACACAATCGAGGTTTTGTCAATTTCAGCTGCATTGACTGGAAACGCTGTCACCAGCGTAAATGGACAAACAGGAATTGTCCAAGTTGATACAAATCCAGGTGTTTTGGTTGTCAATAACAACACGACAGCGGTCTCAAATAAAGTTTATGTTTTTACAGCTTCACTCACATTGACACTTCCATCATCACCAGGTTCAGGGGACTCGATAAAAATTTCAAATCGATCAAATGTCAACACTTGTGTGCTGGCGAGAAATGGAAGCAATATCCTGGGAGCTGCTGAAGATTTAACCCTGGACAATGCTGGAGCTAGTTTTGAATTAATATACACCGACACATCCAATGGATGGGTCATAATAGGACAATAAATGGGAAATTTAACAGATCATTTTTCAAGTGGTGGCGGCGCTGGAAGTAATATTTTGGAACATCTTGTCTGGCACCCCAAAGGTCAGACAATATCAACATTAAAAGGGGGTTTTACTGCTGGCAATATTACAACGCATCAAGATTTTACATCTTCACAAATGCTCACTGTGAATGGAACTGAAATTCCTTACACACCGCCTGACGGCACAACACAGGTTTATATCAGGTTTGAATTTTTGTCCAGATCCCCTAGTAATGGGACTCAATTGGGATCAGTGTCTATTGAAATAGAGAGACCTGGATATGGTTCTATTGATGTGTGGGATTCAAGAACTCAATGGTTTCACAATCAAAGTACATATGAAGTGAATAGGAAAGCGGTTGAATGTGTGATAAATATAAACGGCACTGAAGATAGGGAACAAGGGAGCGTGAGTTCTTGGGATGCTGACAGAATAATCAAGGTAACGGCGGCGGCTTATAGTTCAGGTCATCGACATAGAATGCACAGAACAGATTATTGGAGAAATGGAGGTACTGATTTTTTTGTCAGACCAATCATGACAATTATTGCAATGAAATAAAAAAATAAAATGCCAAATTTATATACTTACCGCATAATTTCTTTAAAAAAAACAAATGAAGTTTATCAAGATATCATTAAAAGTTTTGTGATTGAGATCACAGCAATTGATGGTTCTGATCAAATTTCCAAAGAATATAAAATCAATTTGGAAAATCCATCAGAAATTGAATTGAATTTTATCTCATTTCAAGATTTGCAAGAACAAGATTTGGTTGATTGGTTTGAAAATGATGCGTTACAAAAAAGAATTGCGACCGATGATATAAACTTGAAACTCAAAGAGCACATACAAGAAACAGTCACATCAAATTTTCCCTGGTCATGATTGGAATCACTCAGCTTTTAAATTCAAAACTAAACCCACCAACATTGTTGGGGGACACCGCCGAGACTGCTTTTACATCTTATGATCAAGTTGCGGCAAGTGGACAAGCAAATGGATTGTATTATTTTAATGATGGCACTAGAACAAGACAAATGTATCTTGATGTAGACGGAACAGAAAACGGAACGGGAACGGGTGGCTGGGCCAGATGGGATTCCAACATTGGTGGGCAATATCAAGGGGCTGAGTGTATTCTTGCAGACACGGGAATCAGTAGTGATGGATTGTTGTCAGTACGCTCGGGAAATTATCCGACTGGGGCATATGCAAGCATTGGTAATTATAGTGCATCACACGGCGCGTGTGCGATTGGTGGTGGTAATTATGTAAAGGCTAATAAAATTGCCTTCAGCGACATTTATTTCCCTGGCCACACGGGATACTACAAAAACAATAGATTTCAGGTTTACAGTGCGCCAGCTACTTTCAGCAGCGCTTTTTCATATTCAAACGCACATTATCCAGGACTTAGTCCGATAGTTTCTGGCGGGAGCGGTACTTTTGATTTGTATATGAGAAGCGATTATAATCCAAATCCAGATTCAAGCTGGATTGAAGCAAATAAAGCATCCTATGGAATCAAAACTGGTTATGTATACCATCTGAACGGGACAACTGATAAATTATTTCACTGGGCTCAAATAAATTATTCTTCAACAAATCAAAAGGTACAAATGAAAGTCTGGTTTAAATTTTAAAATATGGCACTAACAAAAATAACTTCTGGAGTAATATCACAAGAATTTCAAGCGGGTCAGACCCTAATAACAGCTTCAGGCACAATTGACATTGATTGGAACTCAGCGCAGGTTTTTAATTTGACACCAAATCAAAACACAACCTTCACATTCAGTGATTACAAAATTGGAATGGTCAAAATAATTGTCATAATTGGAACAGGGGGATCAAAAACTTTAAATTTTCCGACAACTGCTGACATTCTTGGTGGCGAGTACGATGACGCCACTGGAGTTAAAAATTTTGTGCAAATAGTTTGCACCGATGACAGCAGCACACCACAATTTTTTTACACAATTTCACAACCTTCTTAGTAAAGAAAATCAAAATGAATAGAGAAAAAAACAAAAAAACCCAATTTACTTTTGACGAAAAGAAACATGTTTTTGAAGACATGACACCAGAAGAACAAGTTCTGGTGAATCACATTTCTGACCTTGAAAACAAAATCACAAAAGCAAAATTCAACCTTGAACAGCTTCAATTCGGACATCAATCATTTGTGATTGCATTGCGGTCAGCTTTAAAAGTCAAATAAAATGGATCAAAAGCCCTTATTCTTGAACATATTCGCACTAATTTTTTCCTCAGTTCCTGAGATAAATTCATTTCTTCAAACCCTTGTCCTGGTGTTGTCCATTGTGATTTCAATTTGGCAAATCAAAAAGATGAATGATGGAAAGTGAATTTTTTAAAATTAGCGAGTTCGATTGTCCTGGTTTGCCAGGCTCGGGTGTGAATATGTCAAAAGAGTTAGTTTCAATCCTGGACAACATTCGAAAAAATTTGCAAAGGCCGATTCGAATTTCAAGTGGATATCGGACCAAAGAACACAATGAAAGCCTTTTAAAAAGAGGCTACAAAGCAAGCAAAAACAGTGAACATTTGCGTGGGAATGCGGTTGATATTTTTGTCAATAGCAGCTCCGAAAAATGGGAAATTGTAAATGCAGCAATTGAAAATTCAATCACCAGGATTGGAATCAGTTCAAATTTCATTCATCTAGACATTGGTGATCGCGATGGATCAAAACCTGGAAATGTCATCTGGACATATTAAACAGAAAACGCTGGATCGACGCTCATGAATTAAAATAAACAATCATGAGTAAAGAAAAAAAACCTTTTAAAAGTACCAAAGTCGGAAAATTTCTCCTGGACAAAGCTCCAGCATTTTTCGCAAAAGTTGCTGACGACACAATTGTCGGAAATGTCATTGAGGCATTAATTCAGCAATCACCAATTCCACAAGAAGACAAAACAGTTGCACTGGCAAAACTCGACATTGAGCGCGCTGAGATCGATGGTGTCACAAGTCGATGGATTGCAGACAGTAGCAGCCAAAGTGTATTGGCGCGAAATATAAGGCCCGCTGTTTTGTTGATCCTTGTCATTGCATATGTCATTGGCTGGTTTTATGGCCTTGAAACTGGAGACACTTCTGATCTTTTGGTGTGGGTCCTGTCGGGATATTTTGGAGCGAGATCAGTTGATAAATTAGGAATTAAATTGAATAAATAAGATGAGCAGAAACACAAAAGTTTACAGATTTCCAAAGCATTTTGATCCATACAGAAACAAGATCAGTCAGCTCACAGCGAAAGATCTGGGGGTTTTGTTCGGTGATGACCACAAAGTGCTCCAGGAAGAAGCTGAGAGGCTAGGAATCCCAGCAAAGGACGTCAAACACTACTGGCACAAATCAAAGCACATTTCAATGTTTGTCAAAAACCATGGTAAAACTTACCAGCAAATTTTTGATGAGCTGAAAGATGAAATGCTCCAGGCTGCTCCAGTTTATCCAAAGCTAAAAAGACAGCAATCGAAAGATTCTCACCTTTTGGTCATTGATCCAGCTGACATTCATATCGGTAAATTGGCCACAGCCTTTGAGACTGGTGATGCTTATGATGTAGAAATTGCATCCAAAAGAGTTCATGAGGGTGTCCAGGGAATACTTGACAAAACCTCATCATTCAACATTGATCAAATCCT